TGGTGGTGGCGGTGGTGGTGGCGGTGGTGGTGGCGGAGCAGCTGGAGTAACTGAGTTAGAAGCAGCTGAAGGATCTGAAGCTACACCATAGTTTGTGTTACCTACTACGGTAAAAGTATATGTTGTGCCATTAGTTAAACCGCTAACGGTTATTGGAGATGTGCCTGTGCCAGTGATTCCATCAGGTGACGATGTTGCAGTATATGTAATGGTGCTTTTGCCAATGTATGTTGAGTCAGTGAATGTAACAGTGGCTGATGCGTCACCGGCCGTAGCTGTACCAATCGTTGGTGTGCTTGGCTTTTTACCGCCCGATGCTGAGTTACCTATACCCAAAAATGGCATTATGCGCTCAAGTCTCCTACGGCAACCCACGTATCGGTTGCTCTTTTAATTAAAGTTGCGGACGAATACTGTGCCCTTAACTTCAAGCCTGGTGTCGCGTTAACCGTAACACCCGCTGCACCGGCCAAAGTTATTTGACCTGCACCAGTTTGTAAAACAAGGATCTGCGTACCAACAGTAAACGCAACCGAAGAATTTAAAGGAACCGTAACAGTTATTGCAGATGCATTTGACACCTCTAAAACTTTACCATCATCTGCGGCAACTAACGTATAGGTTGTACCAACCTGTGCATTTGTTGCAATATGACCTATGACGTTACCGGTGCAGGTCAACGATGTTCCAGTTGCCACGCCAATGTTGGGCGTCGTTAACGTAACAGATGATGCTATTTCGCTGGTACCAACCGCACCAGCGGCTATCTTTGCTGCCGTAACTGCATTGTCCTGTATCTTTGCGGTGCTTACTGATGAATCTGCCAAATCTTCCGTATTGATTGCGCCGCCATCAAAGTTGGCACCAGATGCCAATCCATCAACAAAGTCTTTTACTGCAGTAAAGTTTGCATTGTGGTCTGCGGCGACGATGGTTGTTCCATCAACAAATGTGTTTGGTATTGTTAAAACGGCCATTACTTTTGGCTCCTTACTTTTCTAGATTTGAATTTATAGGCAATGGAATTAATACCCCACGTTTTGCCGGGCGTATTGGTAAATGCTACGTTTGGACCGATAAATTTCAACTGCACTGCCTTTGCCTTTTTCAATCTTCCGCCTGACTCTATGCCTTCTCTAAGAACAGACAAACCATATATGCCGACTCCATAGAGGCTTGTGCCATAGATTCCGCCGGTTGAGATAGGAGCAAGTTCTATTGTGTGAGTTGTGGCCACGTCTTTTTGATTGAAATCATGAAAAACTTCGACTTTTATTTGTGTTGTTTGCAGCACGGAACGAACCACGTACAGAGTTTTGACAAACGTTTTATCTTGTACATAACGGTCGTTGTAATACCATGACGTGACGTATACGGCCTCGAAGTCGCCAGTTGATGGTGTTGCCCCCTGCAAAACTGCATCTTGACCCTGCACGGGCTGGTTGCCCGCAGTGTATTCGTCAACCTTAAATACATATTTGAAGTTCGAATCTGGATTGACCATAAAATGGTAGGTTTCTCCGTTTGAATCAAGCCAATCACAACCTGAAACCAAACCAAATTCCGATGCCGATTGAAACATCGTGTATGCACCGCGTCTACCAATCGATGCATCAAACACAAAATTTACTGTCGGTGTTGTCTGCGGAACTCCGCTTTCTTCTACGTCATACGGCATCGATAGCCAAAGCCTATTGTTTACAAACGAACATGTCGTTTCATCCATTGCCTGCGCATTGACCTGATTGTCTACGATTATTGGCGACAGACGGTCAAAGATGTTTTGCAATCCGTTTTTATCAAAGAAAAAAAGGCCGTTTGGATAATCGAAGAAATAAACTCCTCCGTTACCCTCCACTGATTGTTGGGGGTATTCCGCACCGACCGTCTTTGATATCTCAACCAACTGAAAACTGTCGGCGTCATAACCCATCAACAGGTACACTGCCTTGGGCTTGAATATCAAGAGCTGTCCGTCTACCACCCTCAACCCGGTTATTCCTTCACCACCAGAAATGATGTCGATGTAATCGTCTATATACCAATTCTCTGGCAGGTTTTCGTGCGACCAACGAACCCTGTTCGGATATTCAACACCGTCTTCAAACGTGTAGCCAACAAACAATTTGTTTGCGTGTGCCACTGTCAATTCGGCCCTTGGCATAAAACCATTGACCGGCAACGTGTACTGTTGCCAGGTAGGACCAGATGCGGTGAGCGGTGTAGCAAAGGCGCTACCTACCGTCCACTTGTACATTTGCGTTGCGTCTGCACCAAGCGCAATGTACAAGGTTTCTTCCCATTGTGCCATTCCTGCGCCGTTTTCTGATTTAACATTCAACGGGGTTGATACGGCACTGTTTAAGATTGTAAAGTTGTTTGGTGACGGAGTTGTCGCAAATAAAACTCTGCCATCGGTGGGCCCAGATGCGTCAAGCCCGGTTGTAAGCATGATGTGCGGATTGGTGGGGTAATTGTAGTTGTACATCCCCTTTGGTTTCCAGTTTACGGATATTTCAGCAGTGTTAAATTTTATGTATCCGGCTCTACTGAATATTCCGCCACGAGGGTCAACTTCCATGTTTTTTACAAAAGGTGATTCGTTTGGCGCTAATTGAAATTGGTCAGCACGAAAGTTTATTCCACCAGTAAAATCTCTGATCTGCGCAAATTGAATACCGCTTGATTGCCTAGTCGGAGGACTGGATGCAATGAACCCCTTTGCCATTTAGCTCCACTCCCCCGTTGCCACGGCACGCAACGCAAGATTGCTCATGTATCTGTAGAAATCTCCGTAAGGATAAAGTTGCAATCCTCCAGACAATATAAATTGTTGGTTGCGACTTACGGCGGTCTTCCAACCACGCACCAATGCAACACCTTGCTCGTAGTTATTCATGTATATGGTTGCCATTTCGGGGTCTTCTTGGAATTGGAAGATGCGGGCAAACACGTAGTTGATTAAAGGTAAATGAAACTCTGGGTCAATATCTATTTCTAGAGTGGGAATTGACAACCAAAGTATTGAGTGTCTACGATAACCCATGATTTGAATTAGATATGGCGAATCCGGTTTTGGCCAAATGCTTATTGAGCTACCCCATAGAGACCAGTATGCGGGAATGCCTTCGATGTCGTTGTCGCTGTTTGGCGGCCAAATTTGTTCGGCTCTGTAGTTATCAATGTAGATGAGTTGGTTGCCTGCGTTGGTTGTGTTTACAAGATTTGTTATCTTTGCAAGCGTTGCAAACGGGGCTGTTGTATTTGATGGAGTTGTTACTGGTAAGATTTGTTCAAAATTTGAATTGTAGGTGTGACCATCGGTTCCGGCAACAGCAGAACGACTATCTACAACACCAAGGGTTGTAACCGAACTAGCTGCTGCGGCCAGCGTGTAGGTAAATTGATTTGGTATTGGGTCTCCACTACCATCAAGAGGAACCGTTATTGAATACGTTCCGTTGTAACCACTTGGAGTGCATCCGCTTATCGTTACAAAATTACCGGTACTTAAACCATGATTGCCTGACGTGGTTGCGGTTGCAGTTGTGCTAGCCGACGTTAAAGCCGACAATGTCAACGTTGGAAATGCCAAAAACTGATATGACGTTTGATACCATGGCCAGCCAGTATCGGCCATGACTATCTTTTCAAAACCTTCTCTAATAAAACCTTCTACTACGTCTTGCGGAATATCGTCGCCTGTGTCCGGACCGATGTCAAAATCGAGCGTTTGCGCAATAAAAGACAGAAGAATGTTTAACGTTAATGCTCTGTTTGTGCCAAAATCAATGGCTGTAACTGGACTTGCCATTTATTACTCCTGTAGATCTGCGGGTTGTTTATCCTTCAAAATCTGATCCTGTTTTTTTTCTAGTTGACGCAAATGGCCAATGCAAAATAAAGTTCCCTTGGCTCTTGGGGCCAAGCATTCTTCTTCTCTTGCACTTATGGCTGTGCAGTGCGGCATTGGTGTTTTGTAATCAACACCTGATGGTGGTGCAGGTTCTACGTTTTTGCCGTGATAGTCTGCACGCCCATTACCGATAATACGTGCACCTTCTACCATTCCGTAGGGCTGTGTGCCAGCTAAACCTTGGCCTTGACTTCTGGTTTGTTTGTTCATAGTTTTTCTCCTTCGTTAAATGTAGAACATGCCGCCAGAGGTTCCTTCACCCCTGGCGGCACGTTACCGATTGCTAGAATTAGGCTTCGGTCGGCCAGTCAATACGGCTCCATGTAAGGACAGAGCTTGCACCCTGTACTGTGCATGTG